GTTGATCCAAATCTGAATCGGACGACCTGTCGCGTTCTTATTCGGGATGGAGACGTAGGTGCTGGACGAGATACGACTGATATTGATGTCCTGCTGGTTCGTGCCAGAGCCAGTGCGAATCACATGGTCAAGCAAGTCAACCGTGTCCACCGGCAAGTCATACGTACCGACGTTGTATGTCAGTGTTTGAGTGCCTTCCTCTAGCGTCCAGAGGTTGATACCTCGGTTTGACCAGTCCATCAGGAGCAAAGCAAGACTACGCTTCGACGTACGGAAGTCATAACCCGTACGCAGTTCAGCACCGCAACGCTCAAACGCCTCTTCAATGATCGTATTGAGATCGAGGTTAAAGTCTGTAGTAGCTGTAGTCTTGTCTACCATTACTTCCTCGCTGTCACTACGTCGTCACCCTTGGTGACGGTGACATGATCGCCCTCAACGTCCACTCGCATCGGCTGTTCCTTGCGGTCCAACTTATCAAGTTTGGCGATGAGGTCTTTGATGACATCAAACTCAGGCTTGGCTTCCTTCTCCGTCGCACCGGCAATATTTGCCAGCATAGAGATCAGGGCGGTCAACGACGCACCCAGCAAGCCCATGACAGCAGCGATTTTCTCGTTGTCCAACTGAAGGCTAGAGACGACCCCAATCACCACGATAAACGTAATGTAGAAAAGGCCATACTTGCCGATAGATTTACCAGCAACATCCTTCGCAGACGACTCACCTTCAATCCGCTTGGCCTCTGCCATAGCGTCAAGACGAGCCTTGAGAAAATCTCCGAGCGTCATCTTATTTACCTAGTTTCCTAAGCGTTTGCGCCAAGCGAGCGCGTTGACCCATCTTACCGGGCTTCTTCGCCGCAGCAGCGAGTTTCTTGGCCGGGATTTTCTCGCCAGCCTTAACGCCCATAGCCGAACGCAGAGCGCCCGGCTTCTTGATAGCGTCCTTGATCCAACCGCCTTTCTTGAACACACCTCGTCCTTTAAGGACATCGGCACGAGTTACTTTGCCGTCGTTGTTCAAATCCGGGAAATCTTTAGCCATGTTTATTTACCTTTTTGACGATACGCACGGGTTTTTTGCGAGATGCCTTTGGGCTGCGCGACGAACTGCTTGCCTTGGGCTTTTCCTCGTCGCTTGGCGGCAGTGGTTCGGGCGTACTCAGCAGGGCTGAGAGCTTTGATCGCAGCCTCTGGTAGATATCTTTCACCCGTATCAGAAGATCGTTTACCACTCTTCGTCCTCCACTTCTGGGCAGTCCATGCCTTTAACGACTGCTGCGGAGCCTTCATGACTTGTACCCGCCGCCCTTTTCCTTATACCGCTTAGCCAGCAACTGTGCCTTACGCGCCGACCATTGCCCTGCCGCCGTGCCCTGAACAGCACTATTCTTGATGCTGTTGAACAATGCTTTACGCATACCGGGCTTGGTGTAGTTACCGGCTTGGTTGACCTTGCTCTCGCCGCCTTCCTTGAAGGTACGAATGGGTTTGCCCGTTCCAATCACAGGCTTTTTATCCCCCCGTCGTTTGGCGCGGGGAATCTTCTTCGGACTGATTGCACCCATGCCACGCGAAGCCATCATACAAACCGACCTCGGGTTTTACCTTTCTTAGCGATGCCGTCAGCACGCCGCGAAGCTGACGATTTCACTGAACCGCCCCGCTTAAACTTAAGTCCTTCCGGGAGTTCGTCTGCATACGCCGCACGACGATCAGAACCTTCCGAACTAGCACGATACCGCTCGTCATAACGAGGAATACCACGACGGGACAAACCACGCCGAGCCGCTTCGCCAGCTTTATCCGCAGCACGTTCAGCAGCGTTAGCACGAGCCGTTTGCATACGACGAAGCATCTGCTTGGCACGAAGAGGTAGGTTTGCATTTCCAGCAGCAACGCCCGCAGCGGCACCGGCAACTTCGCCCATTCTTTTCAAAGCGCGGTCTACATCCTCTTGGTCCATATCAACATACGGACTCTTGCCTTTATCGCTGTATCCGGTACTGCGGTCGCCGGGAAGACCGGACTTAGTACGAGCTACGGTCGTTTCAGCCTCTTCTTTTATCCGGCTAGAAGGACCTGAAGTCTCATACTTTTTAATGAACTCCATCGAACTAACGCGACGGGAGGGAGTCTTACCACTACCCGACTTTTTGCTCGACGATTTTTTATCGGATTGCACACCCGGCTTTGGGTCTTCTTCGTAACCCACTCCGCCTTCAGCGTAGCGACGAACCTTGCGCTTCATACAAATTTACCTCGGGTTTTACCGCGTTTGGCGATGCCGTCACCACGGCAGCAAGAGTCCATCTTGCCCCCGCTACGGGCCGTACGCACGTTACGAGTAAAGTGTTTGATAGACTTTTCTCGGTTTTCTTGGTTGATTTCGGCTCGTTTCTTCTTGGCCTCGTAGTATTTCTTAACGAGAGCCTTACTCTCTGCATCACGGCGTTTCTGCTCGTTCTGCTTCTTACGCTCTTCGATTTGAGCCATCTCGCCAGCGTACTCTTCCTGAGCAGCGCCGGGACCAATGATGATCTCTTCAATCTCGCCGCCGTCTTGGAACTTCTTTGCTCGTGGTTTAGGCGGAAGCGGTAAGCGTTGCTTTCTAATGCTCATAGCCCCAAACCGGGGCATCTTCTTTTTGAACATACCAGCCGTATATTTGGGGATACGATCCATAGTTACACCATTTTGCCTCGGGTCTTGCCGCGTTGAGCAATGCCGTCAGCACGTTTGGAAGCAGAAGAACGGGCTACGCCGCCCTTACGCATACGGGGACCGCTAGTACGCTCCTCGCCAACTTCCTCGATGTATTCCGGATATTTGACCGGATCGGGAATTACTGGGGTAGAAATTTTATCGCGGAATCGTTGTTCAGAGGCTCGTTGCATAGACCCTGAACCTTTACTCCTTCTAGCCGGTACCTGACCGCCACCAGCCATCTTTTTGATATGACCGCCAGCAGCTTTGCCACCCGGCTTTTTAGGAGCAGGTTTCGGGACAGCGGGGCCTTCAGCGCCATAACCAAACTGCCGCCACTCCGGAATCACCGAAGAATCGGGCAGCATGGAACGTGGGATCAAATCGTCCGACGATCCGGTTTTCGGAGCCGGGGGCTTAGCCGCTTTAGCCACAGTAGCCACCCTTCATCATGCGAACCATCTTGCCCTTGGTCTTGCCTTTGCTGGCAACGCCGTCAGCGCCCTTGCGATAGACAGAACCACCGTCCGAATAAGCCATACCGCCACCGGCCATTTTCTTGTTCTTGACCATCGCACGACCCATCTTGTCAGCCGTACGGTTCTTCATGGCGCGACCGCCTTTGTCAGCCATTTCGCGCATTTCATGCTTGAGCATCGACTTCGGAGCGCCTTTCTTCTTCATGAAGGACACTTCCTTTTTCATCATCGCCTTAGATTCACTTTTCATAGTTCCACCTGATCGAGCAGTTCTGATTTTATCTTCGCCGGGAAGCGGCGCAGGAGATTGTCCCGAATCTTTGGGAAACATTGGCCTAGCAGGGGGCCGCGCACTTCTATCGTTTCTCATTTGAATTTACCTTTAAATTGGCTTGGTGTTGTGATTTACCAAGCGGTCTATTTTTTGCTCCAGCCGATCAAGCCGGTCTAGGAGCATCTGGGCATCGGCTCGGACTTCCGCACGGGTGACATGATCACGAGCCACTTCTTCTCGGGTCTTATTGAGGAGAATGCCCAACCGTTGAAGTTCGGCAAACTTTTCTTTCACAACAAAACCCAAAACGGCCACGATTCCCGTAAGAACCATGTTCCAAACCAGCATCTCCATTTCAACAGTTCCATGCTCGGAGGGACTTGTTGATACGGCTGTTGGGATCATTGGCGGTCTTAGCACTCGTGAGCTTTTTCTTCATTCCTGACATTCTTGCGCAGAATGATTTCTTACGAGCGCCGCCTTCCGGCTGTGGACGTTTCAGCCCCGGTTTACCGGGGTTAGCGGCGTTATACGACGCCCGCCCCTTGGCATTTAAGCCGCCTTTCGGGTTTTTCCCTTCTTTGCGCTGCCAAGCCGGGGTTTTAGCCATAAATCACCATCGTCGAGACTACGGCTGACGGGACGATATAAATACTGGTCTGAAACAACAGACCTTCGCCCGGCATCAGGATGTAGTCAGGACTGGTTGAAGACGCCAGCGTATTTACGACAATTTTGGTTGGGCCACTAGCGCCACCATCACGAAACGTAACCGTACCGGCACCTTCGTCAGGAACAATATAGATAGCCTTGACGCGAGAACGTCCAATTACGAGGCTATTTTGATCCAGCATGTCACCAGCAGAAGTGGCGACTTTAC